TCGGCATATCCGGGAACGAAGCAAAGCGGTTGCCTTGACCTGGAGATGCGCCTGGCTGGCCAGCGAATGTCAGGTTGCCGGGGTTGTTCTGCCGCTGGCCGATTGTCGCGCCACTGCCAGGAGTTGTTGTGGGGGGCGCGGCCCCTGTGGTGGTCCCAGGCGCTCCCGTGGAGGCGGTGTTGCCCGCGTTGGTATACGCTCTGTTGGCGGTGAGGTTCTGCAGCCACTCGGCCTGTGTCTGGGCCGGAATGGTCTGGCTGACCAGCGAGCGCAGCGTGCTCTCATCCGGCAGAGTCGGCGGCGCGTACTTGGCCAAGCCCTGCGACTGCAGCATCCCCACCCCGCGCGCATACAGGTCAGCCCGTTTGACGGGGTCCGGCTCGTTCAGCAGCCCAGCCGCAAGACGCCCGACCTGCTCATGGTCCGCCGCGGTCAGTTCCAACTGCTTCTGCTGTATCCCGAGTTGGTTCTGCTGGATCTGCTGCCCCGTGATCCCCGCCGCCGAGTTGAACAGGATGTTCTGATTCGGGAACGATGAGCCTGGATCGCTTGCTGTGAACTCGGGCATCAGGCCCACCCCAGATCAGCGCCTGGCATTTGCGCGTAGGTCGAGGCGCCACCTCCGCCGCCGAGCCAACTCTGGAACCCCTGGTTGTTCATCAGCCCGTTGGCCGACGAGCCGATGCTGCTCGCCTCGTTGCCGATGATCTTCGCCTGAGCCGCCGCAGCACTGGTATCGGTGCCCGCGATCTGCGCAGCACCTCCCGTCGCCGCGTTGGCAATGCCGCCGGCCGCCGACAGCCCGCCCGAGGAGAGCTGCTGCAGCCGGTTCCAGTAGTTCGAGAAATCGGTGTTCGCCAAACCCTGGCCGAACGTCTGCTCGGCTTTGAGTGTGGCCCCGCTCCGCAACATGCCCTGTGCCGCCGCCCCTGCATCCACCGCGCGCAGGCCCTGCCCAAGCTGCCAGGCGTATCCCGGGCTCTGCTGATACGTGCTCATCGCCGCGTCGGCCGCGGGCTGCCCGTTCAGCCCCAGCAGGTTGGACTCCTGCGCGTTCGCTGGCACGCCGGTCGTTGTCCACGGGCTTAGCTGGTTGGTGGCAGTCTGCACGCCCTGCTGGATCGCAGCGTTGGCAGACGACTGCCCAGACTTGATGGCCTGCGATTGCATGTAACTGCCGGCAATGCCAGCAGCAGCGGATACTCCAACGGCGGCCGCGGCGAAGGGCACCTCAGTTCTCCTCGAAATCCAGATGATGTTCCTCGGCCACCGCAGGTTCGTCGTCGGCCTCGAGATGGTCCGCGTTGTGGACGCATGCCAGCACAACACCCGGCGTCAGCGTCAGGAACGAGTGCATGATGTGTGCGGGGATGCGGATCGTAGCCGGCGCGCAGTACTCGATTGGCCCGTCGTCATCGCCCTCTCGCCACAACCGAACGCGACCTTGCAAGAGCGCGGTGAGGTGGGGATGCCGGTGACTATGTTGGGGCAGCAGTGTATCGGCGTCGGGGACGCGGTAGACCTTATAGTAGATACCGGCATATATACTGACGCTGATCGTCTCAGGCTGGTTTGGTGTGCGTTTCATTCGCACCTCATGCTCACAATGCAGACAATCCTGTCCATAGCACCATCGTTGGTGATCGAGTGAATGCGCAGGTTGTCAAACGTCCAGATGGTCCCGGTGTCGAATCGCTGCACTGCTTCGCAGCAATGCACCAGCGCTGTGCCAGTCAGCGTCAGATGCGCCTTGCAGTTGTAGTATTCCGGCGCCCAGCTTCCCGCGTCAGTATGTGGCAGGATATCTGCTCCCGGCGGCAACTTAGTGAGCAGGATGCTGCCAAGCTCCACGCAAGCCACGCGGTTCATCAGCGCAAAGATCAGCGGTCGTAGCGATGGCAACTCATACCATGCTGGCCAGAACACGTTGCGGTGCTCCAGCCGCCGAGCGTCCATCGTAAGCTGCGCCTCGGGCATGTAGCGGACGGTGATGTCGGTCATCGCTGCGTGGGGTGTGCCAGGATACAGCCGCCGCTCCGGGTTGTGATCCCACAGGTGCGCGGCGCGGTTCAGCTCCAGCAACACCGGCACCACATCGACGCCAGAAGCCAGTTGCACGAACCGCATCACACGCCCGTGGCGAACCAGGTGAACGGCGCATTCGGCACCGGGACAATGGTGCCCCCGCCGCTGTCCTTCTCCAGTAGCCCGGTGATGACGTCCAGCGGCAGCGCAACCACCGTCCCCTGATTGAAGAACGCATGAGGCTCGGCCGGACTGCCGTCGCACTGAAAGTCGAGCGTGCGCATTGTGAACGGCGCCGGCAGCGTCACCGAGATCAGTCCTGCCGGATCGCTCGTGCTCGTGCCGGTCTGCATGATGACGCCACCGCCGGTCAGCAGCATCGGCGTCCGCGACACGCCGGTACACCACGCCTGCCAGAGGTCGGTCATGATCTGCGCGCCGTCCACCACCGGGTCTTTGAACGGGGGATCGAGAACGGCAGGGGGCGAGAGCGTGGTGTCCACCATCAGCTCGCTCCCACTGTGATGTCACAGTCTACCGCGAACACCGTGAACGGCAGCACCGAAGTCAGCCGGAACACCCGGTTCCTGAACGAGCCCAGCCGCGTCGTATATACGCGCTGGCGATACTGCAGATTGCCCCGGCCGAGCTGCATCTCGCGGAAGCCGTTCCAGGTGAACCCGCCATCGTCGGACCACTCCAGCACGATGGCATCTGGCGCCCGCAGGCTCCCCACCTCCATCTCGATCTCGAGCCGCGCGATGAATGCGCGCTTGGTGCCGGCATACAGCGGCGGCAGCACAATCTGATGCCTGACAGCAACACCCATGTCGGTCGTCACGGCAGGATCGGCGCGGATCAGCCGCCCCGCCGTGCTGTCGCCCACCAGCGGAAAGCCCGCGACATTCTGCGTGGCACACGAGCCGCGCCAGGGGCCGCTCCCATCCGCACTGCTCGAGGCGTTGTGCCAGACGCCCGTCGCCACGTCGTAGACCAGCGTCCGGTCAATCAGGTTCAGCACGTAGAAGATGTGGCCGATGTGGTTGTGTATATACGCATTGACGATGTTGCCCGGTAGCTGCGCCTCGATGGCATGCGTGCTGATGCGCTTTTCCTGATAGCCGACAGTGCGATACACCCGGCCGTCAGCGCTATACCAGAACAGGCTCTCGTCGCCGCGGGCGATGGATTTAGGCGCGCCCACCGAGCGTTGCAGAAAGCCGTTCGGCCGGCGCCGCATCGGAAAGTCCGCGTTGCCAGCGTCATACCAGATTTCCCAACCCGACGCGCCTCCGAACCACAGATCGGTTCCCGCCGTGAGCACCTTGGTGATCGCATTCGGGAATGCATCGAGGGCGGCGAAATCGAGCGCATCCACCATCGTCGGATCGCCAAGCTTGGTGATGAAGAAGAAGTGCGGATCACCCTGTCCGGTAAACACGAAATACCCATCCAGATAGGTGACGCTCGACGCACCATAGTCAGGCCATGTCGTCGTGATCTGCGCGACCGGCGTGCCGCCTGCCGAGACATAGGCGTTGGGCGGCGAGCACACGACCGCCGCGGTGGGACCAACAGCGATCGTGTAGAACAGGTAGTCGGGACCAAACCCGCCGCTTGGCGTGCCAACATCACCAAGGTCTGTCGCGGCCCAGGTATCGTCAGTGCCGCGCTCGACCATCCAGAAGTGGGTGCCGCTGACCAGGTAGACGACGCCAGGCTGGCTGTCGTCCAGCGCGTAGATCGGCCCGGTGCCGACGCTCAGGAACTCGGCGTACCCCGGCCACGGCAGCAGTGCCTGCGCCACCCGCGCATCACCCGGCGCCTGCTCGATGAAAACGTTCAGCAGAAGCTTTGACGACAGCGGGATCGATGGATGCTGGTAGCTCTCCATCGTGAGCGGTATTCGCTGGGTGCCACCCACGGTAGTGGTTGGGGCAGCCTGGGTTGCAGTCTGCGACATCAGCTATTCGGCCCCATCGAGGCTTCCCACCAGAACGCCAGGTCGGCCGTGACGTTGGTGTCGGAATGCACGGTGATCTGGGTCGCTGTCACCGTGCCAACCGCCAGCGTGTG